TGATGTGCTTGCAACCAAGGACGGTAAGCCTTATGCGTTTGAAGTTGAAGTCAAACACATTTGGACGGATTACGATTTTCCCTTTAACGAAGTTCATTTTTCTGCTCGGAAACTAAAATTTGTTCTTTATCCCGCCGAGGTTTGGTTTGTAATGTTAAATAATGAATTGACTAATTCGTTGTTTGTTTCAGCAGAGGATTTTAACGAGGCGCCGATAGTGCGGAAAGATACGGTGTATTCGTCAAATGAAATGTTCGTAGAATTGTCAAGAGACTTAGTTCGTTTCATAGATTTTTCGGAGGTTTAATGCAAATTAAGTGTCGTTCGTGTGAACATATTTTTTCACCTGAACCAAAAAGAGTGGTTGGATGTTTATGCGATAGCGATGCACCAACTTGGATAGGTTTAACGAGTGAAGGCAAGTTGATTACGATGAGTTACGCAAATTATGAAACTGTAGAGGAGTGATGTGGAGAAAAGGGAGACTGCGGAAGTTCTAGCGATGTTGGCGTCGGCGTATCCGCACATAAAAATTACGAAAGAAACAGCCGAAATTTATCACGATGTTTTGCAAGATTTGGATATAGGACAATGCGTTCAGGCTTCAAGAAGTATCGTGAGGTTTTCGCAGTTCTTCCCGTCGGCTTCGGAGATTCGTCGGGCTGTTTTAAATCAAATGAATTTATTGTCGCCTTTGCCGATAGAGGCTTGGGGTGAAGTAATCGCTGTTGCAACAGGTGAGGGATTGAGGAAGACTCACCAATGGTCTCATCAGACGATTGAAGAGGTGGTTCAAGCAATCGGTTGGAGGGAAATTTGTGTTGCTGAAAATCAAGGCGTGTTGAGGGCGCATTTCTTGAAATTGTATGAAAGTCTTGCCACAAAAAATGACCAAGAAATTTTGGTTGGGTCTTCCTTGAAAGAGTTAGGGGTTGGTGTGAAAAAGTCAATCGGGCGGGCAGGAGCCGAGTGAAGAAACGGGCTAAGCCATTACGCCGAACCCCGTTACGGTCTAAATCATCCCCAAAACGCTCCCCTTTGCGCTCTAAGCGCCGTGTTGACCCTGAATGGCAGAAGGCTAGGAAAGAGGTGTTAAAACGCTCTGAGGGGCGTTGTGAAGCCCGTATCCGAGGTTGCCAAGGGGTAGCGAATCATGTTCACCATATTTTGCGCCGTTCTCAAGGCGGAAAACATGAAAAAGAAAACCTTTTAAGTGTTTGCCATCAATGCCACGAGTATATTCATGCGAACCCCAAAGAAGCGGCTGAAAAAAAATTTCTTAAAATCAAGAAATACGAAGGGGACGAAAACTAACATCCTTGAATGGAGTTGGGTCGTTCAAGTTTTCAATTTACTTTGGTGGAAAGACCTTGGACGGTTAACGCTGAGCGAGCAGGTAACCGTTGGGAGCGAGCCAAAAAAACTAAACATTGGCGAGAACAATTTTGTTTGTTGTGCCGAAGTCAATCACCACCGATTTTGACTGATGCCGTCGTTGAGGTACGGCTTACGCTCAAGGGTCGGCTTCAAGACACTTCTGCTTGTATGCCTGCCGTCAAAGCGGCGATTGACGGGTTAGTAGATGGCGGTCTGTTCGTGGATGATACGGGCGACCATGTGAAATGTATTGTTTTTTGGGCGCCTGTGAAGTCAAAAGTTGATGCGTTGACCATTTTCGTTGAGGGCATTGAGATGGATAGAGCGGGCTATACTCAACCCAAGTAAATCTCAGGAGGATGTAATGCCAAAATTAGGTGAAATAAATGTACCCGAATTTAAATCGGAGAACGATGAAAGCGATTTGCAGAAAGTAAAAATGTTGACGCAGATGATGAGAGAGCATCAACAGTCTGTTATTCGTTTGGGAAAACAAAGAAGAAAAGTAGTTAGGAAACTTCGTTCTCGTCGTGTGCCTTACCGTCAGATTGCTGATTCATGTGGCGTCACTGACCAAGCGTTGTTCGCTGATTTAAGGAAACACCCAACAGACGAATGAAAAATCAACCAATTATCCAAGTTGATGTTGAAAACGAGTTACTGAGATTAGTCAATTTGTTGGAACAAGAAACCGAAAATTTTGAGGCGCTCGCTATTGATGGAGCGAAAAAAGAATCTGCTTTCAAAAAAGTTTGGGCGTCAACATATTTGACTGCCGAAGGTTCTATTCGTAATCGTGAGGCGATGGCGGATTTGGGAAACTCGGACGCCATGTTTCAATACAAGTTGTCTGAAGCATTGGTTAAAGCCAAACGGGAAAAACTTTTGTTTTTAAGGACGAGCATTGATGCGTTGAGGTCTTTAAACGCAAATGTAAGGGTTCAAACCTTTGATTGACGCCTTTTACTTTTTGTTAAAAACTTGACCTCGGTATAGTTCTGCCCTATACTGAGATTGTCCGAAGGGAGGACAAATGAAAAAAACGGAACAAGACATTTTTGATGAAGCAATGGTTTACGCCGAAAAAGTTTCGGCACGAAAAGTTCCCCAACCAATAATTGTTGGCACGGCAAAAACATTCCTTGGTGACGAAATAGATGAAACTAAAAAAACCTATTTTGTTGCAGGCGGTGTTTGCGGATTTGCATGGGTGGTAATCAAACCCGCTCAAAGCAAATTTGTTCAGTGGCTCAAAAAACAAGACATTGGTTACAAAGCGTATGGGGGTGGTTGGGCAATAATGGCTCGTCCGCAAAACACAAAAAATAATCCATTGGCTCAATCGTTAGAAATTAACGAAGCATGGGCTAGAGCGTTTGCCGAAATCTTAAGAGAGAACGGTCTCAATGCGTATGCAGAAAGCAGGATGGATTGAAATATCATCGGCGCTACAAACACTTCAACAAAAAAACTCTTCGTGCCACAAAAGAATTGATAAAAAATTGGGGCAATGATACCGAAGAAAAAAACTTGACGAAGATGAAAAAGTGGATTCGTGAAGTTTCTGAAATTTACCAAATCAATTTTCCGATGTTGAAAATTATTATTCACGCAGGCGACGGGTGTTATTCTCCGTTATTCAACGAAATTTATATGGCTCGGTTATCAATCGTGACTTTGTTGCACGAATTTCGCCACGCAATGCAGGCTCAAGGCAAGGCACCTCAATTTTGTCGGCATCAACCTTTGGAAGCCAAAGGAGGAGCAGAGGACGATGCGAGGGCATGGTCATTGAGTCTTTACTACAAAGTTGCACCACGAAGTTTCAAACGCCTTGCTTCACAAAATCAAATCTTTTTCGTAAGTTCGGAGGATGTTTGAAAATAGGTGATTTGATATTTGAACTAAACGATGGTATAGTTTAAGTATGAGGAAGGGGAACTAGATGCCACAAACAACACAACAGACACTTCAGCGTGACTATGACGCATGGATTCTTCGTAATCAAAATAATCAAACTTGGGCGGTCATCGCTCAGACACTCGGCTTTACTCAAGAGTCTGTAGCCCGAGCAGCCGCAAGGCGCCACGCTAGACGCCTCGGTTTAATTCCACCTATTAACCCGAACCGTTCAAGAGCAGGTCGTGAAGCGGCGCTTCAACGCTTTGGTCAACCAATAGCACTAGCGACGATGACGAATTTTCTTCCCATCAATCAACGAACATTCGGTGTTGAGATTGAATTTAAAACAGCACCAAAACATTTTGCGGCACAAAAAGTTGCAGATGCTTTAGGTGTGAATCACATTCACTCTTTCGCCTATCACAACAATCGTTGCGAAGTTTGCCATCAGATAGTTCCGACTCAAGAAATTTACAACCAATGGAAGGTAGAGCGTGACGGCTCGGTAACGACCACGATGGCAGGCGTGGAGTACGGCGGTGAACTTGTTTCACCAATTCTGTCCCTAGATGGCAACGGTCTTCAACAAATCAAAACTGTCACCAAAGCACTAAAAGATGCAGGAGCGACTGTTGACCGAAGATGTGGTTTACACATTCACATTTCTGTCAAAGATTTCAATAATGAACAACGAGCGAACATAGTAGATTTGTGGGGATTTCAAGAGCGAGTGATTGAACGCTTCGTTGCCAAGAGCAGAATCAACAATCAGTATTGCGCCCGCTTGCACCCGAGCAGGGTTGATGGATTAGTCAGAGCGCTCAAGCAAGGCAGAAGCGTCTCAAGCATTACGAGCAAAATGCAGTCTCTCAATGTTCTCCCTTACGAAACACCGAAAAAAACATTTGAGGTTAGGTTGCACCAAGGTACTCTCTCGGGTAAAAAAATAAACACTTGGGTCAAACTGCTGTTAGCGTTCTTCCACAATTCAGCGTTGAATGACCGCAATCAAACAGATTTCCCGATACCTGACCTTGCAAACCCGTCGGTGCGACCAATGCTCGGAGTGTTGGCGGGTAAAGGATTGATTGGTCAACGAGAGGCAGATTACCTAACCGAAAGAGCAGATGCTCTTGAAAGGAGAAACTAAGATGTGTGGCATTGCAGGTTTTTCAATAAGCAACAAAGACCATCGCAAATTAAAGTCTCGCAATTTAGCCGAGAAACTTTTGTTGGAGATTGTGGCTCGTGGTGAAGATGCAACAGGAGCGGCATGGACGGAAGATGTCAACGGCAAAAGCGAAGTCTATTTTGCTAAAGAGGCTTTACCTGCCGAACTTTTTGTGGAATACACCTCAGAGATGATTCCACGATTCACGAGAACAGCAATTTTGCACACAAGGTATGCGACCAAAGGTACGCCAAACAATAACGACAACAATCATCCAATAGTGATTCCCGACAAAATCGTGGGTGTTCATAACGGCGTTATTGCCAACGACGATGAATTGTTTGATAAAAACAAATGGGACAGAATCGGTCAAGTTGACTCGGAAGCAATTTTCCAAATAATTGCTAACAGCAAAAAACCGTTACAGAAACTTCTTGACCTCAAAGGCAGAGCGGCTATCGCTTGGCTTGATGTGGCTGACCCAAAGACTTTGCACTTAGCAAGGTTGGAGGGTTCACCTTTGTTCATAGGTCACACTTACGGAGATTCACTCATCTTCGCTTCCACAGAAGCACTCCTCAAACAAGCGGCACGAGAAGCCAAAATTTCATTGGCAACTGTTTGGGAAGTCCCCGAGATGATGTATCTCAAAGTGCAGGCAGGCAAAATTGTTGACCGTCAACCACTTGGGGATAAACCAAAGCAGTTGCCAATTCGTCCAAAACCTTTTGGCGGTAGGGAACTCTTCCCCTTGTCGGGCTATCCTGTGAGACCGTACAGACACTACAGCGAACGATAAACCTGAAAGCCGAACACCCGTCGGCTAAGGTTTAGAAATGACTTGGTATTTAAAAGCGTCTTGTCGGGGTATGGATACCAAAATCTTTTTTCCATCGGACGATGAACGCACGGCGATGCGACGAAAACGAGAACGGCAAGCAAAAGATATTTGCGCTCGGTGTGTCGTAGTTGAAGAATGTTTAAAAGCAGGCGAGTTTGAAGACGGCATTTGGGGTGGGTTAACCCGAGCCGAACGATTAGGGGCTTCTCGTCATAGGGTGCCATTAGAACGCCCGATGGCGATAGCCGAAGTAGAGAATGAGTCGCCTTGGGTAATTATTGAAACAAGTGGAAATTATTCCATTTGGCAAAGAGATTCTGATGCGACATGGCATGGGGCTGAATGGGCAGTCGTAGAAAAAGAACAGATTCTTAAAGTTTTTGATGACCTCAATAACGCCTACACAAGTTATGGGCATTTGCTACACTCCTAAACGCCAAGGCGGGGTAGGCTTCCCTTCCCCTCACGGTGAGCGTTTCCTTTCCGCCCCGTGAGGGGCTACCTCCTAAGGAAAAATATCGTGCAACAACAAATCAAAGAAATCAAAATAAATTCTTTAAAATCTCACCCCGAGAATCCTCGTCGTGGTGACATAGACAAAATTGTTCAATCCATCAGGGCAAACGGTTTCTTTGGCGCTCTTTTGGTTCAACGCTCAACAAATTATATTTTGGCGGGGAATCATCGTTGGCAAGCGGCAAAAAGAGTTGGTTTGGAAACGGTTCCGTGCATTTTCATTGATGCCGATGATGCGTTGGCTAGGAGAATACTGTTATCAGATAACCGAACATCTGATTTTGGTTCTTACGACACCGACAATTTGACGAACATTCTTAAACAGGTGATGGCTGAAGATTCGTTGTTAGGCACAGGTTTTGATGTGACCGATTTACAAAAACTGATAGGCGATGTCATTGATGAACCGAATGACAAGAGGAAAAGAAACCTTGAACCTTTTCATAATTCTTACTGGTTGGTGAAGGCACCGATTACGAGTCAGGGTGATGTCACCGAGAAGTTGAGCGTTGCTTTATCAGGTTTGGAGGGTGTGGAGGTCGTCTCCGCAACCAACTAATGAGACGCCAAGTAATGACGGAGAACTCTCATCTCCGCACCAAAATCAGGCTCAGACAAGACGCCATCAAGTTAATCAATAAAGATTCAATCAATGTTCTTGATGCGTATGCAGGTGAAGGTGTTGTTTGGAATCGGATACGCAAAGAAATGCCTGAAATCAAAATAACTACTCTCGGAATAGAGAAAAGAAAATATCTGAACCCCGCAGTTATCATGGGTGACAATCGCAAGGTGATGAAAGGATTGGATTTAAACCAATTTGATTTGATAGACCTTGATGCGTTTGGTTGCCCTTGGGAGCAGTTGGCTATTTGCGCTAAAACCGCAATTCAAATTCCTGTTGTAGCGACTCATATCATCGTCACGCTTGGTCCTGTCCCAAAACCGTTGCTTGCAATGGCGGGGATTCCTGAAGATTGGTGTGATAGGCGAAAAGTTCCTCAAGCCTTGTTTAACCGTTGGCGTTGGGATTGGTGGGAGAACTATTGCGCCAATCTAGGCTACAAACAAACAAGTTATGAGATTCATTTGGACAAGTCGGCAGTTAAGAGGTATGAACTTTTGACCGCCTGATAATGCTTGCAATGGGCTAAACAGAGGTGTATTGTTGCAATCAATCATTATGAGCGCTACAGACCCCACAGAGATATTGAGCCATAAACTCGCTGAAGCATTGAACGAGAACGAATCGTTACGGGTTGCTTGTCGTGGTTTAGCAGAACAGTTAGAAGCGGCTGAAGAAATCATCATGCGTTTACAATCAAAAGATTTAACTTGGGAATCCCCGACTGAAACGGTGCATCATTTAAATCATCATTAAACATTTTTAGAAAGGAAATGAAAGGTGAAATTCATTGAATTATTTGCAGGTATTGGCGGATTTCGGTTAGGGTTAGAACGCTCAGGACACACTTGTGTTTGGGCAAATGAATGGAACGAAAAAGCGGGAAGGATTTATGGCAAAAATTTCGGAGAACGACCCGACGGAAGAGATATTAAGTCTCTTTCCGAACGAGACATTCCAGACGCAGATATCATTTGTGGAGGATTTCCTTGTGCCACTTTTAGCGTTGCTGGAAAGCGAACAGGATTCTCCTTGGAAGACACTAGAGGCACACTCGCTTTTGAAATGTTTAGACTTGCTCGGGATAAAAGAATACCTTATATCTTCTTTGAGAATGTCAAAGGACTCCTCAACCATGACGGAGGAAAAACCTTTGAAGTCATCCTTCAAGTCTTGGATGACATGGGGTATGACTGTCAATGGGAGTTGCTTGACAGCCAAAACTTCGGAGTCCCACAACACCGAGAAAGGATTTTCGTTATCGCA